TAAGCAAAATCAATTCTTGTCTCTAAATCCTGAATAGCTATTTTAAAGTAATCCCATATTTGAGTAAGCAAAGTATCATCATAAGGGACTTTCTTGTCCCTTATGACAAAATCTATAAACTCTTGATTAGTCATAAATTAAGCTCCGATTAAAACACCGCCTGCTGGTTGACCTTCAACACTAAACCAAGTTGGAGTTTCGCCTCTGTATGTTTGGACACCTACAGACATATATCTTCCGAAGTCAGCAGTTTGCATTGGTAAAACTTGTTCTGGTTTCACAATAGCTTCTCTAACTGCATCTTTAGATAAGAATATAGCTACTGCTCTACCTTGTAGGTTTGATTGGGCTTTACATATAAACTCATCTATCCATTTACCTTTATCTGCTACAAACTCTTGACCGTAGAAATTACCAATATATCCTGTATAAAGTTTTTCTTTATCTTGAAATCTGGTGACAGCTGTATAAAATACTGGATCTTGCATTAGCTCATTTTCGGCTTGCTTATTAATAATTACGAGATAGTTTCCAAAACCTCTTCCATTGTAGCTTGGTGTATATAAATCTTCTAGTGCTTTCGCAAAACTTAAAATGGTGTTCATTGATAAAGAAGCGAATTTTGTTTGTGATACATCTTGTTGTTGGATAGTTATTGGTTGTGTATTATTAGCAAAAGTTTTAGTTGGTAAAACTGACTTTTGAGTATAGATAGTTAAACCGTTATCGCTTGTGTTTAATCCTAATACATCAAGATAACCAAACGCATTTACAACTAAATCTCTTTCAATTGAAGATACAATACTATCACTAACTTGTTCTCTAACTTCAGCTATAATATCAAAGTTCGAAAAGATTTTCGCTCTTTCGGTAATATTCACCTTCATACCACGCTCATCTACTTGGACGTCAAACTGCTTCCAAGACATAGATTGTTCTGGTAATGGATCAAACTCGCCGAGATTACCAGTCCAAAGTGTATCTGTTCCTCTTGTTTGTCTTTTAACCATTATAAAGTAATTAGCTTTGTTCTGCCCGAAGTCTGTATATTTAGATACAAACTTTCTGAATGTAGCTTCAGGCATTACCTTTTTCATAATTTCTTTACTCATCTCAGCACGAGTAATAGGTTTTGTATCTCCAGTATCTAAAAAGACATCGGAGTTAAAACTTGACTGAGATGGTGTTGCAACAGAACTCCAGAAAACTGCCATTGTTATCTAACCTCCACTAAAATTTAATTTTCAGAAATTTTAAGCCTTTCTTCTAAAGTTGCTTTCGGTATTCCTATAGACCTGATTTTTCCATTATCTTCTATTCCATCTCTAAACTCTATTAGAGCTACATCTTTGACTGTAATATCTTCAAGATATTTTTTATAATCATTATAATATTTATCCATAGTATAATCAGGCATTTGTTTTTGGTTTGTGTTAGATGTTCTATTTACTTGTGTCTGTGAAGAAATAATATCTTTAGAGAATGAAGCAACTTCTTTAACAACTTCCTTATACGCATTTTCTAAATAGATTAAGTAATCATCTTTAACTTTATTAGCTTGAATATCCTCTAAAACTTTTCTATCTGCTCTAGGGACAATTAAATTAAGGATTTGGTAAAATTTAGGTAAATGTTGATATTTAGAAGTAAATCTCATAATGCCAATATCTTTCCAAACTTTAAATTGAGCCTCTACATCGTTTGCGTAATTTTGTGATTGTGAAGAAACATATTCTTGTGTTTGAGTTTGGGGTTGTGATTGAGATTGAGTTTCATTTGCAACTTCTTTCAATTGTTCTAATAACTGCTCTAATTCTTTATCCATAAAATAACCTCCTCTATAAAATTTAGTTTAAAACATCAATTTGTCAATACTCTAATAAATCTAAAAGTATTTCTTTAATTCCGTAAATATCATAAAGTTTATAATTTTCCAAATGAGATTTCAAATACTCAACAATTAAATCATCTTGCTGTTGTAAAGAACCTTTTTCTCCGTTTTTCAAATCCTTTAAAAATTGTTTTAATTCGTTATCCATATCTTACCTCCTTAAAATTAATATTCAGGAACAACTACTTTAAATTTATCGTATTTACTCTGTCTTGCAACACCCCATATAACATATCTTAAAGCATCATGTATATGGTCGTAATAGCCGTCTTTAACAGGCTTTCCAAAATCGTCCATCTTAAATTCGCCTAAGAAACCAGCCATTGAAATCGGGGCGTCGGGCGAGATTTGAAGAGCTTTCTGATTTCTTATATCCTTTTCTAAAAGCTCTCTAAGAAGCCCTACACTATCAAGTATAGGAACTTTATTTGTAATAACATCAATATTATATTCTTGCCTTATTCTACTTATGATAGATACACCATCGCTTTGGCTTGCTTGACGCCCTGCAATATCCCCATACCATTCTATTTGTAAAGCATCAAGCCTCCACTTCTCCCTTAATCTTCTTCTTACTAAATCTATAAATTGAAGAGTAGAAACATTCTCTCCAAGTAATTCGTCAATTACTATTAATCTTCCCCACTCATCTTCCGCTAATAAAACAAATGCAGGTCTTCTAAATCCAAAATCTAACCCAGCGTAAGTTTTATAAAAGAACTGTAAATCTTTCGAAGTTATTGTCCCTTTAAAGACATTATCCTCACTAAACGATGAAGTATATAAGCCGTCATCTACATAAGCACTCCCCCATTCACCGTAGAGCATAACTCGTTTAAAGGCAAAATTCCTATGCTCCATCTCTACATAGAAAGAGTGTGAAAGATTATATTGTTTAGCAAGGATATAATCCCCTTCTCTGCCTATTACTTCATAACGAGTATTATTAATTACATAATACTCTTTATCATCATATATATAAGGTTTAGCTTTCGATGTAAAAACAGATACAGGAATTTTAACTTTTATGTAATTATCAAATGAAGAGCTTTTAATTACTTTAGTCTGCGGATAATTATCTTTAATAAACTTGCGATAGACCCAATGTGTTTCTGGCACTGGGTTTAAGTTAAGTAAGCCTCTGTTAAAGTCCAACCTTAATCTCATTCTTTGAGCTACTTCGTCAAAAGCTTCTTCACTAATCCTGTCTAACTCGTCTATAATTACAACATTAAATTCATAAGATAATACAGATCGGTATTGTTGGTTTTTATCAGATAAAGAGAGATAGAATATTTTTGTTCCTGTAATTAAATTTTCTATATATTGTAAATCATCTTTAACAATAAATACTTCATCTTGTTTAGCACCAATCTCACTACATTTCTTTCTAAACTCTGCGACTAAAGTATTCTTTAAATCTCTTAAACTTTCCCTTGCTATTAGTATTTGTGAATTTTTATATTTTTCATCAAAGAATAAAGTAAGAAGTATAATAACCGACACAGTTGTTTTAGCTGAACCTTTACCGCCGACAGATAACACCCATCTTAACTCTGGATCATTAAAGAATGAATTATATATTTCAGCTTGTTTATCAGTTAATACTATACTCAAACTTTACCCCTAAGGATTTATTTTAGGTATCCTTATAACTAAATTATCAGGCGTAATAAAAAATTGGTCTTGGTCTAAGTATGGTTTAGGTTTTATATCTACTGTAGCTATTAAAGTATTGTCTTTATATAAACTAACTTTTGATACTGGATTGTTTAAAGGAGCTATATCAGATGTAGCAAAAGTAAATGTTAGCTGTGAGGCGTTGGATATATAAATATAATTAGCATCTTCTTTCGTTTGAGTTTGTCCGAATTGTAATCTTTGATAACCACCTCCAGAACATTCTGTCCCGTCTTGTTTTATTAAAGCTACATATAACTTTTGAAAGTCATTAGCTATTAAATCTACAAACGCTTTAGTTAAAGTTGTTGCCATTGTTTATCAACCTCCGATAATACTATTATAACAGAAAAATCCGATATGTCAATAACTTTCTCATTTAATACTAATTCCCCTTGAACTGAATTATCTGATTTAACATATATAACAACACCTTGATTTACTTTTACTTTTTTACCTTTCTTACCTTGTATTATATTTACGCCCATAAAGACAACTCCTCTAATCTTAAAGCATTGTTAGAATGAAGAGTAATTACAAAATCAGTGCCTCTGTTTAATATTCTGTAATTATTTTTATTATAAATAACTCCATAACTAAAAATATTATAGCCATTATCATATCTTGCCTCTATAGTAAGTGATGCTATTCTATCAGTATTTGAAATTTGAACTTCAGGGATTTTAACAACAACAGATTTAAAAATGACATAAGAAATCTCAAGCTTAAAGTTAATTTCGTGATAATCATTAGTAGATATAAACTCTTCTTGTAAAATATCTGTAATTATATAAAAATCTGTTTCTTGCAATTTAAAACAAACATAAGGAGTTAAAAACACTGTCTCTCTTCCGAAATAATAATTTTTCATATCTTTTGTTATATAAATAAAAGAGTTGTAAAGTGTATTACAGAATATATAAAATGATTGAGTTTCTCTAATAAATTTTATTCCAGCATTTCCAAAATCTGGAAAAGGTGTATAACGGTAATCGAAAGTTTTTAATGTCTGTAAGTAAATAATATCCTTTATCTCCATCTTTAAAAGAACTGTATAATCATCTCCAATTAAGAAAAGATTATTTTCTAAATAGATTAAATCAACATTAACAACTGGGTTAGAAAATGAAGCATAAGAAAATGTGTTAATATTAACAGTAGCTCCATCATCAGCAGAAGCTATATCTCCTACACTGTCTAAACCAAATAAATGTATAGTGGTAGGGTTGCTTGTGATAACTGTAAATAGTTGCGGAGTTAATTGTTTTACTTTAATTATATCTTGGTTAGTATTATCTATAGTTAAATTTACTGTTTTAACTTTATCGTTTGTTGTATCTATTACTAAACATTTATTTTGATAAAAAACAAAATAAATATTACCAAATACACAAAATCCTTTAAAGTCAGGTATATCATATTTGTTATTTAAGTTATATAAAACTTTATCTGTATTTTGTTTATAGATATAAATTAATTTATTGTTTAAATAAAATCCGTCATATATATCAGAAGCATTGAGAGAGTAGTTAGAGTTTAACACTTTAAGAATTTGGGGGAATATGATATTTTTGTTTTCATTTAGCTTAACAAATTCTCCAGTGATTTTAGTTATAGGTAAGTCTAATAAGTTAATAGATTTTAACTCCATATTTTACAATCTCCCCAAACAATGAATTTTCCAATCCAAGAAGTTGTCTTACAATCTAAATCCCATATACTACAATCGCCCCAATCATCAAATCTTCCTTCCCAATCTTTCATTTTACAGCTTAAATTCCATACATAATAATCATTCCATACATCGTGTCTTCCGCCCCAATAAGTCTCTTTACTACCTACACTCCATACATTACAATCATTCCATTTATTAAACTTACCAATCCACGATGTATTATCACAGCTTAAACTCCATACATTACAATCTTCCCATTCGTCAGGTTTTCCGCTCCAATAAGTCGCTTTACAAACTGAACCTAAATTATTACAGTCTTTCCATTCATTAAACATTCCAAGCCAAGAAGTAGCTCCACAACTTGAACTCCATATACCACAATCTCTCCAAGCATCAAACTTTCCATACCAATATGTTGTTTTACAATTTGTGTCCCATATATCACAATATTTCCAGACATCAGGTTTTCCAGTCCAAAAATCTACATTGCAATTAAAACTCCATACATTACAATCTTTCCAAACATTAAATTTTCTACTCCAATAAGTAGCTTTACAATTAGGATAAACATAAACTAAACTATATAAAGAAAAATCTATAAAAGGATTTATATATCTATCTGCATAAATATTAGTTTGTAGTTTAGTAGAAAAGTTAAAGGAAGGATTTATATATCTATACCCACGAGTAATACATTCGCCATGTATAGATATAGAATATAAAACTCTTGAGAAAAATACTCTATATTTATTTAATACACTTGATTTTGTTAATTTAATATCAGGACTTAAATAAAATTTTAAAGTAGTGTTATTAATATCTTGGTTAAGTGTAAATGTATCACCTACTATAAAATCCTTGACATTTATGGCGGGTCTTTCTATTCTATTAAAAACAAAACTTGAAAACATTTCAGGAGTATAACTTTTAACATAAGGAAGAAATTTAAACTTTGTATCTTTAGGTAAGAATTCTATATTAAACTCATAAACTTGTGCTTTTATTGAAAAATAAGTATTTGCTCCCCAAGAATTACAATCATTCCAAGAAGTTGTAAATTTATAAACCCAAGCTGTGTTATCACATTTTACTTCATCTATAACATAATCTACAAATGAAGGAGTTGATTTAGTTGTGTTTATATTCAATCTTCAACCTCAACTTCTATAAAGTCTTCGATAGACTTTTGTGTTGTTATATTTATATTAATTAAAGGAGTAGATAACTGCTCTTTTTTTGGTTTTAGTTTATCCGTAGCATTGGATAAAGAAGCTAATTTATCTGCAATCATTATCTTTGTCTGTAATAATTCAGTCATAGTTCTTGCAGGGTTCTTAACTTTAGAAAACATATCGGCATCATTATAAAGTAATTCAGCTTGAATATAGGCTTGAAGTAATATTTTTCTTGCCGTCTCTAAATCTTCAATTTGTCTATGTGTAGCGTAGTTAGTTATTTCTTCTTGTGAAAACTTAAGAGTAGCTTTCTCTTTAACTACTTGCTCTACATCTTCTTTCTTTACAAGATTGTTATTTACCAAGTTTGGTAAATTCATTATAGCAGTCCTCCAACTGCTCTAACTCGTCATTTAAGGAGTATGCTTCAATTTTACCGAGCAAGTTAGACATTGTATCTTTAACTTTATTAAAATCTAATTTGTCAAATACTTCACATACTATACCACCCGAAGGTTGCTCTGCTTTTGGTATATAATACTCATTTTTAACTTTCATTAAGGCTTCAAAGTTATATCTTTTGTCTTTATCAGGATATTTTATATTAACAAACATATTTTTAGTTTCGTTAAGTGTAAAAGGAACAGATACATAATACTTACCTTTATATTTAGGGGGAACACTATCAAATACAACATCTTTAAAATTTTCTACAGCATATCTATAACCAAGAGATAAAGGATATGCTCCTCTGGTTGTTATATCTAAAAAGTAATGTTTTCCTGTTTTAAGATTTACAAACTCTTCAGTTGAAAGCATACCGCGATAACCCGCTTTAATTAAAAGTTGTGAAAGCTTTAATACCGTTTCTTGTAATGGTTTAGGTAATTCACCAAGATGATTTATAACTCTGCCTATATATACACCTTTTTTATATTCAACACCAAGCATTAAAGGAAAGATAAAACCTCCTTTATCAGCATCAAAGAAAGCATCAATCCCGACCTCTATATAGTTTTTATCTAAATCCATTAAATCTTCTACTACAAACTCCATTTCTTTAAGGAAAGCTCCAAATTCTATCTCAAGTTTTGTCTTTAGATTTTTCTTTTGTGTTTCATTCTTAAGTATGAAAGTCTCCATAGAACCTCTAAATATCGAAAGTTTAACAACAGCTGGAATAGGTATATTATCATAGCCTTTAATTATCCTATACGAAGGTGATTGTAATTTAACAACAGATAAAGCGGATTTTAAAGCTCTTCGGTTTAATTCCAGTTCAGTAGCTACTCCGCCTCCAAAGGTTTTATAACCCTTCTTTTTTAAAAACTCAAACAAATCACCGTTAAGAACATCGAAATTACAGACTATATCTACTTTATCCACATATGAAAAAGGATTATGAACTTTCTTTATATTATTAAATCCGTAGCCTGAAGCAAAGTCATCAAAGCTCGGAAAAGTTGATATAAAATCTGTATAATAATAAGTTTCAACCCCAGCTTCAGCTAAAGCTAAAACATGCGAAAATTCTATACCTGTGCCAATTACTAATGCTTTCATTTTATATACTGCTCCTCTACATCTTGATATATTTTATTAACTTCTTCTTCAGTCCTTTTACCTTCCAAGATTTGTAGAACATTATAAGCTACGGATAAGTCTTTAAAGTCAGATGTATATAAATGCGGAAACATTAAATAATGTATATGCCCTTTGTATGTTGGCAAGTCTTGTGTAAAATAAATTTCTTGCCCTGTTATAGTTAAAAAAGCTTGTCTATTTGGATTATACTTATCTTGTATTACTTTAGCTTTATATATCTTAAGCATATCTTTTATATAAAAAGTAATACTCTCATCGGCAGAATAGTTGAAGAAAATTTCATTATCAACTTTTTTACCTATGATAGTATCACCATATTTAATAAAAGTAGGGTTCTTAACCTTTCTTTTGAAAGCTTCTTCAACAGATAAAAAATCTGGTTCAGTGTGAAGATACATTTAACTGCTCCTTAATCTTATCTAAATCTTCTGGTTTAAACGGAACAATTTTTGATTTTTCGTCTTTATTCTTTAGTTTACTTAAATTAAGTTTAGTTAAAAATTTCATAGCTTCTGATAACTCTAAAATCCGTGCATTAAAGCTTTCTTCTATCATTTTAAAATTCTGTTTAAAAGTCTGCTTTAATCTTGTTATTTCAATAAACAAATATAAAAGAATTCCGATATTAATTAAGATTACAACTATATTAGCTATTATCAGAAGTTCCATCTTTCTCTCCTTGTTGCATTTGTTGTGCTTGAGCTTGTCCTACTTTAGCATTAGCCATTAGTTGTATATAAGCCATTAGTGATTGCGGATCTTGTGCTAATTTAGATAATGTTTCTTTATCTTGTAAAATTTGCTCTGATACAGACGCAGATAATTCATCTGCTAATTTTTGTTTATCCGCTTGAACTTTAGCCATAGCTTGTAATTCTTCTGGAGTTGGTATTCTAACAAGCTCCGCATCAAGTTGAAGGATTTGGAATACTTTCTTAAATATCTCTACCATATTTAAGTAAGGTATTAATCCAAGATTAGAAGACATTTCTACTACATTAAGAATATTTTCTAATTCTTCTTTTTGTTTTATAACTCCAGACATACCTTCAACTTTTATCACAGTGCCTTTATAAAGTTCTTTAATTAAGTAGTAGTAAGGCTCTTTATCTTCCATAATAGCTTTATTCATTAACTCATTCATTTCTTTTAACTCTGACTGCTCAAGCATTCCTGAGTTAAGTATTTCTTGAAGGTGATACTGAAACATTAAGGATATAAGCTTTCTTGTTATCCTTGCTATAAACTCGTCTTCAATACGATTTATTATAGTAGAGATTACATTCTGGTTCATTTGGGTTTTCAAAGCAACTTCTTTCGCCGTTGGTCTGCCTTTGCTTGTTGGCTGTCCCATTAAGAATTCAGTTAAAGCAGAAACATTTTGGGCTTCTTGAAGGATTAATTGTCTTACTGGTAAAACATTCGGGTCAAAGCTTGCCATAGCGAATGGTTTAATCGCTGGAGTATCTGATACTGTTTTTATTACTGTAAATGGTTTTACTGTAAATACTTCATCTTTAGAAGCTAAAGCTGAAGTATTTATCTCAAAGCCCATAGTTGTTGATAAAATAGCTCTATCTATAATAGCTCTTGTAAGTCTGCTATCCTCTTTATAGTAATCCCATATTAAATCTGCGTATGATAATTGCATATCTTCAGAATAAAAAGAAATACTTATAACAGGAAACTGTTTATCAGCGTGTAAAATATTTTCTACATCTACTAAATATTTATCGTTATAAAGAGTAAATTTCAACGGTAAAGAAACTTCACCTTCGGAATTAACATATCTTCCGAATATGTAAGTTATTTTGCCATATGTTGCTCGATCTCTCATTGCTGTAATGAGATAATCTGTTCTGTCTTTATCCGTAGTTAAGTTATAGATTTCTAACTTCTCTGGTGAATACTTCCAGAGTTTAGACAAACCTTTAACTTTTTCTATTGGCAAAAATACATCATAAGCGTAAAATTGGTTATCGGAAGATTTGTAATACTCCAAAGGATTTAAAGCTTTTGTTATAACCGTAAACTCTACATCGTCCCATTCATCTATAGTATAGTCAGCATCAAGCAACACTGCAAGCTCGCCAGATAAAATACCATACCATAGAGCTTTGTCTATGGTTTCGAATAAAGAAGTTTTATAAACACCGAGATTAAAAACTTTTCTATACGCTGATGGAAGATATGTATATCTTTTACTCTCAAAAGATAAAAGCGATTTGGTTGATTTGTGTAATAACGCCCTTAAGTATAGATATGCAAAAAGCGTTTTTTGAAAGAAGATAGATGATTTAATATTTGTTCTCCAATTACCTGTGCTATCATCAGGGTCAGGTATAATAGAATTTCCATTCAATTCAGAAAGATAATCAATAACTCTGTTTCTTCTTGGTTGAGATACCGATTGAAGTTCTCTATAAATACTTAAAGCAAATGTCTCAAGCTCTTCTTTTGGTAAGGTTAATTCACCGTTGATTGATGTTATATTAAAATACATACTAACTCCTTACTAAAATATAATATAATTATATTACCAAAAAGGTAATAAATCAATACCTTTTTTATATTTTTGTCCGTAATTAAAAATTGTTAAAGAATATCCGTAATTAATATCACACGCACTTCTGTATTGCGTGCATTCCCCGTTAATTTTATGCACGCAAACATTACCACGCATACAATATTGTTTGCATTTACTCCAATCATAAACTCCAGCTCTTCTGCATTCTTTTAGAACCCAATCTCCTCCATTGTATCTTTGATAGACAATAAAGAGTTTGTTTGATGGGCTGGAGTTGTGAAGAGATTTGATGTAATACGAAAAAGCGTAAAAATGGTCTTTTGAATAAGGTTTATCGTAATCAGGATATAACGATCTTAACATCGGATCTAAAAATTTTGGGGTAAGTTGAAAGTATCCTACCGAGCCGTGTCCGTCAAGAGATGTTATCCACCTGCAGTTTGTCTCTCGTTTAGATAAAGCTACATTATACCAGTATGGATATTTGTTAGATATAACATTCTCGGTAGCTTCTTTTGTTGTCGCTTCTATCTTATCGCAATTATCCCAAGCTAAAGATAAGTGCAGTGTAGCCAATAAGGACAAAAGTGTAATATTTATCGTAAGGGTGTGTCCATTCAATTTCACCAACCTTAAACCTCCTCGCTATAAAAACTGCAATTAAACCACTCGCCCAAATAGAATACTTGCGGGCAATTGCTGATATTAAAGCATTACAGTCATAAGAAAAAATAATTGCAATCGGTAAAGTAATAAGTAAGAAGGCTAATTCAAAACCATAATACTTAACTAAACCTTTTAATATATTCATTTACACACTTCCTCCGCTTTTCGTAATAACTCGTTTTCTTTTTCTAAATCAAACATATAATTTAAAAGAGCTTGTAATCTTTCTGGATAAGACATTTCATTATTTAATAACGGTTTAGGAGTTTTAGGAACTTCTGGTATATTACATTTTAAGTATATAGGCTTTTCAACATACTTTGTTGAAGAGCAAGAAAGAATGAAGAGAGCTGGAATGGTCAGGAGCTTTTTCATTGCAATTGCTCCTGAGCTTGCTTTACCAAGTCTGCCATCTGTTGGCAGTCTTGGTTTGTAATATAGACAGGTTGTTTAACTACTTGCTTCACATAAACTCGTTTTGGGGGTCTATTATAAGCTTCTTTTAATATTTGCCTTGCTTTATTATATTCTTCTTGTTGTATTTGTATTTGGTTTATAAGTTGTTGGTTAGTATTTTTACATTGTTGTAATTGTGTTTGAAGTTGGTTAATCTCTACACTAAGCTCTGTTATTTTGTTTGATGCGTTGATAAGACTAAAGATACTACCAAGAACAAAGCCCCCTATTAAGAAAAAAGCTATAAGCTTATATCTTAAACCTGTCAAATATTCTCCTCCAATAAATCCAGCCAAACATTCTTACCATACAATAAAAGATATAAGCCTTGTATTTGTTTATCCCAAGTGCAAGCATTAGTTCTAAAAAAATTTTATCCGAAGTTTTTCTATCAAACATCTTGGTGTGATACAACCAATCATGCACCACACTTGCTTTGTTAAATTTATCTCTCCACTGTAGAACAGGAATAAAAATTTTCGGAATTGAGGCAAAGTCGGTCTCGAAACCTTCCTCTACCTCAATCCATACTCTTTCCTCTCCTGCTTGCTCTGTATATACAGCAAATTTTTCTGCTAATCTCCACTTCTTACCATTGCTTTCAAGTTCCACTTTAAGTGGAGTTAATAATCTCATGGTAATTGTGGGAACGGTGTTTTAAATTCAAATTCTTGTAATGGTAAAGAAGTAGCTTGTTGAATTTGTTGTAAGTATGCTCCGTATTCTTGTTTAACTTGAAACACAAAATATTGCCTATACCCAACTTTTAGAACTTGTGAAAGCCAATAAGCAATCATAGTATCATTATTTGAATTGTATTTTTGATTTAAATTATTTAAAGCAGTATGAAAATCTGTGTTAGAAAGTATTAAAGAAGTTATATCTTTCCTAATTGAAATTACATCAAACCCTTTGTATGCTAAATAACTTTCTCCATTTTCTTTATCTGATACATCACTCTTCTGTTTTAAATCTGGATAATATCTAAAAATATATGCAGAAGCTTTTTGTGATAATTCATCAATAGTTTTTTGTTTAGCTTCTGCTAATTTTTCTGCATCAGTTTTAACTCTAATTGAACCATTATCAATAACAACATCAGAAGGATTTTCTACTTCTAACTCTATAGCTTTAACATTATTAGGAACAGCTTCAGGAAATAAAGCACAACACAAAGTATTAGTTTGAGAATTTATATAAGCCCATACTTTCATATTACGCTACCCTCCTTACTAAAGCTATTCCTGACGTATATACAGTTTCCGATGGATACACTCTAAAACTCCCTAATGAAGTCCAAGCTGTTGATGTATCAGTCCAAGTGCCTGAAAATATACATACTGAAGGATTAGAATTAGCAATACCATATAACCCTTTTTGATATTGTGAACCATAATAAATAGCATACATATTAGCAAACCATGGGTAATTATCCGCACCTCCATAAGTATCAATCCAAAATCTTTCTGCTGTTGCATTATAAAAATTTGAAAGATCAGCAGTGGAGTTATGAAATCCAAAAGTTTGTATTTGTTTAGAGTAAGTCGTATTATTTGGGAAAAAGTCAAAATCAATATTACCATCAGAAGCTTTATAAATACCTATAATAATATTATAAATTGCTGGATTGTGAGGGTCAGCAGGTTCCTGCATAGCAACTCTAAGGTTAACAAGTGGTTGACTATCAAATCTAATTATAGCTTCTTCTCCAACCTGCAACATATAATCACTTGTAGCATTAGTTAAATCTACTCTTCTGAAAGTATAAACACTACTTTTTATTACTCCAGAAGAAGGGTCATTGTTTAAGAATGCTTGAGCCAATGTTGTAAAATTTTGATTAGCTAAATTTAATTCTGTTGCAACTTGGTTTGGATAAGGGTTTGATGGATTAAACGGTGCTGAAGTATAACCCATTATTATTTACCTCCTTTTTCTTTTTTCCACTTATTACCTTTAGCTTTTTTATATCCAGTGCTTTCAGAACATATAGAATATGCTTCTGATTTTGATTTACCTTGCGTCATTACTTTTTTAACACAATCTTCCAACTTTTTTGGCATTACAATCTCCTAAAGTATGATATACTATAATATACATCTTTATAAAGGAGTTGTCAAGTGTTTATTGTAGTTGAAGGAGTAGATGGAAGTGGTAAATCTACACTTGCTAAATATATTGCAGAAAAAATACCTAATTCAGTTTTAATAAAAGAAAATACAAAATGGTTAGAAGAAATGGATAAGTTTCCAGAGATAGCTTCTATGCTGTTTGAAGATTTTTGTAATGAAAGAGTTTCATATAGCCAAAGAATAGATAGGTTAATAAATGCTGGATATGTTGTAATAAGTGATAGGTATTATCCTTCTACTATTTGCTATCAAATTGAAAATTGCGAAAAACAAGACTGTAAAAAACTCCTACAAATCTACAACAAATATTATCCCCAATGGAAAAAACCTGATTTAATTTTAATCCCTTCAACACCTTTTGCAATTTGTTTAAATAGAGTTAAGAGTAGGGGTGAAGAAGTAGATGCTAAGTTTTTAAGAAAAGTGAAGAGATGTTATAATATGATTGATGCTATAGTTGACAATGTTTATTATGTTAAGAGTAAAAATCATGCTTGGGGTATTGTTGAGAAATTTTTAAAAAACTCCACCTGAGGTTTAGTCAGATGGAGTTATTATAGGAGGGTGTAAGGAAGGAGTAATAAGCTATGAAGCTTTAAATATTATACTACTTACTATCTTGTTTGTCAAGCTTCCTTTTAATTGTAAAGCGATACTGCTCCCGCATTTTAAAGCAAGTGTTTTTTCTTGTTTGTATAGTTATTATATTAAAATCTGAAAGTATAGCTTCCCAGAATTTTATAATTATTATTTCAGTTGGTATTTTTGTTTTTTCATTAAGAAAAGTTTCTGTGATAGTGCTAATATCTATTAATCGCATACCGTCTTTATCAGATCTGTAAACATTTATTCTGGGGAGATGAGTATAGCCTTTATAATGAAGCCAATAAACATGCCAAGTCCCTAAGTCAGCAAAATAGTCGTAATAAAGCTCTACCTCTTCTATCGGATCTAAAATTTCTTTAAACTTCCTTTCTAATAGTTTTATATCCATTTTACACCCCACTTAAGCTCAAAGTAATAATCAACCGCTTCTTGCATCATTCTTGCAACATCTCTAATCTCCCATTGAGCGTGCGGTGTGTTTCTTTTATCTATAAAATCTTTAATCCAATTTAATGTTCCAGACACTATAATTGATGTCTTAGCTCCAGCTGGTAAAAAGTATCTCGCATCTTCTCTTTTGATATTGTATTTATAAACCAAATCTTTGTAAAGAAGTTTTGAGAGTTTATCGTGTAGCTCCGCCCTTTCTTTCGCATCTTTATTAAGTAAAATATAGTCTGGTGTTATAGTGTAATTATTATCTTCCGCTACATATCTTTGACTTCTTTGTGAAAAGTTAAGCGTTGAGTGTCTAATAAGTTGATGCGTTGCTATCCTGCTTATACCGTCAATATAGAATACAGCATAGCCATCGTAATTAGTATTTATATGAAGTAAATAAACTTTAATATCTTGACCTTTTTGTTTTAAATTAACTTGTGATACTTTACCGACAATGTTTATTTGGGTGTCATATTCCGCAAGTTGTTTAATCTCGTTTTGAAATTGCTCTGGGTTTGTATTAAGCAACTCTTCTAAATAATGCCTTAAGGATATACCTATAACACCTTGATATACAGGATTATAGCGAGATTTAAAATGAGTAGCACCAATGCGTAATGCGTTATTTTCTCCAACATATTTATATCTAAAGGAATGGGAGAATACAGAGAAGTGTTTATCATTACAAAGCTTAGATAAGAAATTCGCTCTTTTTTGTTTATCAGTCATATAACTCTCATTTAAAAGCTCATCAATATCTCTTTGAGAATAACAAACTCTTGCACCGATAGTAGCTAACGGGAATGTATCTTTAAAATCCTCAATAGAAAAATGATTTAATAACATACCTTACACCTCCTATAGCGTTTTAAATATTATATCACACTTTTAATTTTATGGTGTGGTTATGATTACTTTATGGTTAGTGTTTGCTAACCATAAAATCTAAGGTATTGATAAATAACACCTTTGCTTAAATTTTTATGGTTTTATGATTAATTTATTCTTATTACTGTATATATTTATATAGTATAGATGTGAGTGTTATATACTCATATATAGTATATAAATATATAGAAAAGTAAGAGTATATTTTAACCATAAAAACATAAAATCTATATTAAAAGCATTATTTATCAATTACTTAATTTTTATGGTTAGTGTTTGCTAACCATAAAATCACCATAAAGTAATCATAAAATTAGAGTTGTGTAAAGAGAAAGCTTATTCTGTTTTACACTTTTACGGCGGAATATTAGATGCGTATATACCATTAGAATGCATTTTTGATGGCTGGAAAGCGTTGATAGACAATGGCTATACGGAGATATTTTTCAGAATAACGGATAGGTGTAAAGATAGATGGAGTAAGGTATTACCTTTTAATAGTTATGGTTATAGGCTACCATAGGAAATTAAGATTTTTTATGAGCGGTAGGGAGAGAGCGAAGCCTGGCTGTGGCGGTTTTACATCAAGCCAAAACCAAGCCAAATCTAAATGCAAATGAAACGCAGTCGCAATTACAAATGCAAATGAAACGCAGTCGCAATTACAAATGCAAATGCAAATCATTTGCATTTAGATTTTAATATAGGATCCTTTTATGGTGTTTTTATGGTGTTTTTATGGTGTTTTTATGGTGTTTTTATGGTGTTTTTATGGTGTTTTTATGGTGTTTTTATGGTGTTTAAGTATTTGATAAATAGTTATTTTTAATTAAGTGATTGATAAATAGCTATTTTTTAAGTGATTGATAAATAGCTATTTTTTAGATTTAAGATTTTTATTTTATGGTGTTATATATAGATATATCATTTTCATAAGTATATAAATTTATTAATTATAGTTAATATATAGGGTAGGGGGAGCATAATTTCTACATAATTGTAAAAACCATAAAAGCTTAAAAAATGCTAATTTATCAATGCTTTAAAAAATAGTGATTTATCAATGATTTAATTACTTTTTCTTTATATATCAATGATTAGTTAATCATAAAAACACCATAAAATAACCATAAAAACACCATAAAATAACCATAATGACACCATAAAATACATAAAAACACGATTTTATAAGCATTTGATAGGTATTAAAAAAGATTAATTTATCAATGATTTATAAAAAATAGTTATTTATCAATGTCTTTTTAAATAAAGCTTATTTATCAATGATTTTAAATAAGTGTTTGATAAATTAGCATATTTTAAGATTTCAATAAAAATATAGTTAAATACATTATTAAAATAAAGTAATAAATATATTATTTGCTTTATTAGAATATATACATTTGATATAATATTAGAATATATACATTTGATATAATATTAGAATATATACATTTGATATAATATTAGAATATATACATTTGATATAATATTAGAATATATACATTTGATATAATATTAGAATATATACATTTGATATATTATTTGCTTTATTAGAATATTAAAATAAATATAAAATTGTTTTTTAATTTGCTTTTTAAAAAATATGATGGGGATCATAGATTTTTATTTTTAAATGGTATATAATTATAGTAATAAATTAAAATTGAATATGAAAATTAAAGATTGCATAAAAAATATGCAATAAAAGACTTGACTTTTTAAAAATTTTAGTATATAATTATAGTAATAAATTAAAATTGAATATGAAAATTAAAGATTGCATAAAAATATGCAATAAAAGACTTGACTTTTTAAAAATTTTAGTATATAATTATAGTAATAAATTAAAATTGAATATGAAAATTAAAAATTGCATAAAAAATATGCAATAAAAGACTTGACTTTTTAAAAATTTTAGTATATAATTATAGTAATAAATTAAAATCAATTTTAAAAGGAGGCTTGCTATGAAGCTATTTGTAGGACTGTCAGAGGATCAAATTTTCATCATTACACCATTGATGGACTTTAATACCACCAATGGATGCCAGTTGAAACTAAAGGGCTGGGTGTTAGAATTTACGGCCACTGATGCATGGGGTGACTATGAAGTAGAAATCTTTAAAGATTTTCTAACAATCAATGGCATGCGGGTGGAAGACGAACTCCGACTCCAAATAGACGGGGGTGGTATATATGCATATAAAGAATAGTTAAAAGCTATCAAACAAGCCCTGCCCTGGCGGGGCTCCTATTAAATAATCTTTTAAAGATTATTTAATAGGGGCGACTGCCTCAAATTTAAAAATAGGAGGAAGTGTTATGGTTATTACAATCTATCAAACTGGCACAGAGTTATGCTATCAAACAGGATCCTTTAAAGTTTATGGTTATGGTAAGTTGGTGATTTGTGAAGAGAGGTTTTATTTAGAAATTATAGCTTTAGAAAAATCGGACTCTGTTATCAAATTAGAATTTGAAATTAAAGATGGTAGATTGTGGATAAATGGCTGGCTGGTAGGCAATAGCAAATCTTTAATTTTAAAAAATGATTATTTAGATGTTTATATTGATGTTTATTAATAATTAAAAGCTATCAAACAAGCCCTGCCCTGGCGGGGCTCCTATTAAGCAATTTTAAAAGATTGTTTAATAGGGGCGACTGCCTCAAATTTAAAAATAGGAGGACTGTGTTATGGTAAAGGTAAAAATTAACATCGGGGAGTTTATACCGGCGGTAGAAAAATTTCTAAAAAGATTTAAAAAAGAGGCTACCGAGCAATGGGTGGACATTAATTTGAAAGGCGGGGAGTTATGTTTTTCTGTTAAAAGTGAAAATGATATTTTAAAAGAATGTTTAAATGTAGAAATCTCTGACAGTGATTTATTATTAAGAGAGCGGGTAGATAATGTTAAAAAGCTATTAAAACATTTAAAAAACTGGAAGAAATACGGCATCGAGGTTGTTTATTTACAAATAAAAGGGGGTGCGTGGGATATAACAATTGAGTAATTATACAGCCCTGCCCTGGCAGGGCCCCCTATTAAATAATCTTTTAAAGATTATTTAATAGGGGCGACTGCCTCAAATTTAAAAATAGGAGGAAGTGTTATGGTAAACTGGAAGGAAATCTCTGAGGACGTAATGAGAGAGCTTGAATGGTTGGACGATCTCATTTTCAATGAAGAGGAAGAAGTATCTGACTCACAGGCTGACGGTGGAGAGGAAGAGGTAGAAGAGAGGGACTCTGGAGAGATAATAGCAGAGAGGTTATTAGGTGACTATTTACATCTTGAGGACTTTTATGATAGGGAGAGGTTTGACTTAATCGAAGCTATAAAAAAGATTTTAGTCAGCGGTGGTTTGAAACAGTATTTTGAAATCGGCTGTATGTTAGTGTATTTAAGCGAGCGTAGATCCGTAGCATCTGACTTAGAAGAATTTTTAGAAATGTTTTAATTAGGTTATCAAACTCCCTGCCAGACTCTGGCAGGGACTCTTGTTAAGATTATTTTATAGTAAGTTTAGCACTCAAATAAAAATCTATAGGAGGTAGTGTTATGTTAGTAAGAATTCCAGAGGAAAGTGTATTAGCATTTTTTAAAATGTTGGACTCGGCTATTAAAGAAACTGGCACTCTTTATATCAGTTGTGGCCGTGTGAGTGTGAAGGGTGACAAGGACAAGGGTGTAATGCCACTGGGATACTTTTATCAGGATGTAGAGTTCCCCCCGATGCTATTAACTCATGCTGACATTGAAGGTATAAAAAAGGCTTATATTGATTGTCTATTTTCAAAACACAGACTCACAGATTTAATTATATTTTATTTTAGATACGAAGGATCCGACAGGTTTAAGTTTGATTTTGTATTTGGTAGTAATTCATATGAGGTAGGTTAATATAATACATCAGGCAGACTCAGAGTCTGCCTTTATATCTGAACCTTTGTGGGACTAATTTTAAAAAGGAGGTAGTAATATGTTAGTAAGAATTCCAGAGGAAGAGGTCTTAGACTTTTTTAGAATGTTAGAAGCAACTGTCAGGGAGTCAGGCATCCTTTATGTGAGCGATGGCAAAATTAGAGTAATTGGGGATAGAGACAGTTGGGTCATGCCTTTAAGTGTGGTTTATAAAGGTGTAGAGTTTCCTTCAGTTCAGCTGACTCGTAGTATAATAGAAAGTTTAAAAGATACATACTCCGACTTTCTGTTATCACGATACAGGCTACCTGATTTGGTAATTATAAAATATGAGCTACCTTGCGATGTTAAATACGAGTTTGTGTTTGGTAGTAAGTCGTATTTATTAACTTAATTAAACTATCCCCCAGTCAGACTCTGACTGGGTCCCCTATTAAACAATCTTTTAAAGATTGTTTAATAGGGGCAGATCCCCTTAATAAAAATTTATAGGAGGTAGTGTTATGTCTGCAGTAATTAGCAAGGAAGATTTAAAAGATCTTATTAAAGAGTTAAAACAGGATATCCGTCAGTTGGATAAGCTGGTGGATAATGAAGAGAGTATCGGCGATGCACTTTACGAATTTCTGAAATATCAAAAAGATAAGACCTGCATTATGTATAATTTAGAAAAATTAACTGACAATCTTACAGACGATGAGAGGTGGAAGCTTGGGATATTGTTAATATTATCCAGTTGTTATCCATTTGGTTATAATCTACGAAGTTATTTAAAAAGTTAATTAAAACTAACAGGCAGACTTAGAGTCTGCCTTTATATCTGAACCGTGTGGGACTAAATTTTTATAGGAGGTAGTAAAATGTTTTTAGAATTTTGGTGTAAGATGCGTGACGGTTTGATGGACTTTAAAGGCAGAGCGGTTGATTTGGAAGTGCAGTCGTTTTATCACAGAGCGTATCCTGAGGACTCTAAGGTGTTTTATCTAACAGACGGCTATCTCTTCACAGTTGACTCACGACTGCAATTAAAAGCTGTGGAGGAAGATGTTAGTAAAGTGGATACAATCATTCTTACACTTGACCAGTATATTGTAAAAATAACTGTAGAAACTTCCCCTGACAATGACTCTGCATATGTCTTCGGACTCACCTTCGGGGACAGAGTTATTTTAACTATTACTCATATTTACGACTCTGACACACCTAATCTTATTTTAAAAAGGTTTGCTTTAAAACAGGGTTATTTTGAAGTGGCTGACGAAGAGCGTCATTTTAAAACTACTTTTAAAATAGAAGTTTTTAAGGATGAGTATTTTTAATTATTAAAACTAACTGCCAGCTACGGCTGGCATCCTTTATATCTGAACCGAGTGGGGTTATTAATTATAGGAGGTGTAGTTATGCTTTATGGAGTAGTATTATCCGAGCATTTTTTAAAAGCGATTAAAGATTGCAAGGATGCAGAGATAATGGTGTTATCTCGGTGGTATATGTATGTAAATGGCAAGAAACTATCTCTGCAACAGGCAGGCAGTGATGGTGCTGTTAGATTGACAGGCAGAGATTTATCTAAAATTAAAAAGTTTATTAACAAGACTGGTGCAGGTTATATTTGGTTTATTGAAGACTTCGACAAACAGACAGATAATCGTATTTTAGAAGTCACGACTGGCAGAGAGAGTTTATTTATTAATCTTTAATCGACTAACAGTCGGCATCTTACTGCCGACTTGACTTTATTAAAAAATTATAGTAAAATATTATTATTAATTGTTTAGGAGGAAAAGATGGCTACCAGACTTAGTGGTAAAAGGTTAAAAGGTATTGGTGTTTATGTGCCGAGAAGGGTGCATGATGCTTGGTTGGATAATCTCACAGCAAAAGAGATAGCAATGGGTATGCTACCTCCCAGTCAAGAAGAGTTGTCTGGGATTACTTCTGGAGATAGAAGAGACTTTGACCTAATTGTAATGCAAATGCCCAAATGGTGGGTAGAGTGGTATCGCTCACTATCTAAAGAAGAGAAGTTTATTTTTGGCAGGTTAGTAGAGAGACGACTCCGTAGTGTCGGTTTAATCGGAGGTGTGTTGTGAGTAGAAAAATATCATTTTTTCCTTATATGGGAGGTAAATATTACATGCTAAACAAACTCTTAAAAATTATGCCACCTCACAGGGTATATGTTGAGGTGTTCGGCGGATCAGCTAAGCTACTCTTAAATAAGGATCCATCTAAATTAGAGGTCTATAACGACTATGATAAGAGGATTGCTAATTTATTTTTTGTAGCTACTTTTAAGTTTGACGAATTCCAAGAAAAAGTTAATAGAATACTCTTCTCACGAGCAATACATAAAGAAATTTTAGATGAGGTTATAATTGGAGAGGTAAAAGAGCTTGGTGATGTTGATATGGCAGTTAAAACATACTTTAAACTGCATGCGTCTTTCGTCGGAGACTCAAAATCAAAAACATTTAAACCAACTTTTACAAAAAATGTCGCTAGAGAGTTTTTTAATAACATTGATAAGCTACCGATTATTCACGAGCGATTAAAAAATGTTATTATTGAATGCCTTGACTATCAGAAAATCTTAAAGAAGTATAAAG